AAAGATAAGAAATTAGAAAAACTCCGTTCTGTAGTTGCACCTGTCGATGATGATGGTGCAGGTTACATAACAGCATCTGGTTCACACTATGGTTCATATATTGATATGGATGGTGGACAGGCAAAAGACAATCATCAGTTAGTGATGAAGTATAGAGGTGTAGCAACTCACCCAGAAGTAGATGCCGCGATAGAAGATATCGTGAACGAATCAATAGTCGGAAGTGAACTCGAATCACCTGTGACTCTAAACCTAGACAAGATAGAAGATAAAGAAGCGACAGATAAAATAAAAGAACTCATGCAAGAAGAGTTTATGAACATATGTTCTATGTTAAAGTTTAACGATTTAGGGCATGATATATTCCGTTCATTCTATGTAGACGGTAGAATATATTTTCACCTTGTCGCGGATGAAAAGAATTTAAAGTTAGGTATTCAAGAGATACGTCCCATTGATGCTGCTAAAATTCGTAAAGTAAAAGAAGTTAAGTATAAAAAAGACCCTGCAACTGACGCGAAAATTGTTGATAAGGTAAATGAGTTTTATATATTTCAGAATAGAGCAGGAGCTAACGCGGGAGTAAAACTTTCAGCTGACTCAATATCCTATGTTACATCAGGATTACTTGACCCAAGTAAAAAACAGATTGTTTCTTATTTACACAAAGCATTAAAACCGATTAACCAATTGCGTATGCTAGAGGATAGTCTTGTTATCTATCGCCTCGCACGTGCGCCGGAGCGCAGAATATTTTATATTGACGTGGGTAATATGCCACGTAATAAATCAGAAGCATATATGAAAGACATAATGTCTCGTTATAGAAACAAGTTAGTCTATGATGCGAATACAGGTAATCTGAAAGATGACCGTAAGCATATGTCTATGCTAGAAGACTTCTGGTTACCAAGACGTGAAGGTGGTAGGGGTACAGAAATATCCACGCTTCCTGGAGGAGAAAACCTCGGACAGATTGATGACATCGTATACTTCCAGAAGAGAATGTATAGGTCATTAAATGTTCCGCTCAACAGACTAGAGCAAGAAAGTCAGTTCTCCCTTGGTAGGACTACAGAGATTAATCGTGATGAAGTCAAGTTTCAAAAGTTTATTGACAGATTACGTAAGAGATTTTCGATGCTGTTTACAGGTATACTTAAGAAACAACTTATTCTTAAGAACCTTATAACAGAACAGGATTGGGAAAGTTGGAAGAATCAAATTCAAGTTGACTTCCAAAGAGATAACCATTTTACAGAGTTGAAGAATGCTGAAGTATTACAAGAACGTATTTCTACACTTGATCAAGTAACTCAGTATGTAGGTGAGTACTTCTCACGTGAATGGGTTATGAAAAATGTCATGATGATGAATGATGACGATATTAAACAAATGCAAGACCAAGTTAAGGGTGAGAACGCTGTAGAAGACGACGAACCTGAAGACGAAGGCAATGAACAATAGGATTATTAAAAAATGAGTAATGAATCAATAGCACAACTAATAGACCGCATAGGTGATGGAGAGTTAAACAAAGCACAGGATATGTTTAATTCTATATTACAGGACAAACAATCAAGCGCATTAGAGTCACAAAGAGTATCTGTCGCTGGACAAATATTTAATGGACAAGTTCCAGATGCCGAAATGGAGATATCTGACGAAGAAATAATCGCAGAAATCGAATAATTAGTTAATTCTGTAAAAATAAATTAGTATAAATAGATGTATGAAAACTTATAAAAACCTCATAACAGAACTTGCTGGTCGTAAACCAGAGGGAAAGGTTGTCTTCAAAAAGACAATCAATAAAATTCCTGCACTTGTAACTCAAGGAAAAGATAGTTTTGTTGCGTATGTTGATGGTGATCATCTAGACCACTATGACACTTTAAATGACGCAAAGAAGGCAATCGAAAAAGTTATAAAGGAATTGACCTAATGAAGTTAATTACAGAATTTACAGAGAACGAAACTCTACAGTGTATTGTAGAGAAAAAATCTGATGGCGAAAAGAAATACATCATTGAAGGTGTATTTGCCCAAGCAGATAAGAAGAATAGAAACGGACGAGTTTACCCTAAACCAATTATGGAGAAGGCAGTAAAGAAGTACGTTGAAACCCAAGTTAGTAAAAAGAGGGCAGTCGGTGAGTTAAATCATCCCGAAGGACCAACTGTTAACTTGGATAAAGTTTCTCACCTAATCACTGAACTCAAAGTAGAGGGAATTGATGTGGTAGGAAAGGCACAAATATTGGATACTCCAATGGGACGGATTGTTAAAGGTCTGCTCGATGGTGGTGTACAACTAGGTGTGTCAACTCGTGGTATGGGTAGTCTTGAGAAAAAGGGTGACGCAATGGTCGTGAAAGACGACTTTATTCTTAGTACGGTTGACATCGTACAAGACCCATCAGCACCAGACGCTTTTGTTAATGGTATAATGGAAGGTGTTGATTGGATTTGGGATAACGGTGTCCTTAAACCTCAAGTGATTGAACAAATGGAGATTGAAATAAAGAATGCTCCGAAGACTGTCTTGTATGAGACAAGTGTTCGAGAGTTTAAGAATTTCCTCTCGTTACTAAAAACTAAAATGTAAGGAGTCATTATGACTGAAAAACATGAAGACCTCGACGATGTAGTAACAGACGAAATCGTTGAACAAACTCTCGAAGAGATGGACGGTAAAGCACCGAAACCTAAAGAAGACCCAGAAGCAACAACACCAGAAGATGAAGTTGCTGCGGTTGATAAAGTAGTAAAAGATGCTCCCGCTCAAATTAAGAAAGTCCACCCAAAAACAAAAGCGGGTATGATTAGTGCTATGACTGATAAAATGCTTAAAATGTCTAAACATGAAATGAAAGACATGTATGCTAGTTACAGTGAATCAGTAGATATGGAAGATAGTGAAGTTGTTGTTGAAACAACTCTAGATACTTCTGCTGAATTAGAAGCACTAGTTGAGTCTGAAGCAACTCTTTCCGAAGAGTTTAAGCAAAAAACCGCAATACTTTTTGAGTCCGCTCTAAAATCAAAACTTTCAGAAGAAGTTGACAGATTAGAAGACCAATACAAAGCAGAATTAGCAGAAGAATTATCTTCAACTAAATCTGACCTAGTAGAGAAAGTGGATAATTACCTAAACTATGTAGTTGAAACTTGGATGGAAGACAACAAACTTGCTGTGCAGAATGGTCTGCGTACTGAGATTGCTGAAACTTTCATGGAGAAAATGAAAGACCTCTTTACTGAGTCTTACATTGATGTTCCAGAGTCTAAAGTTGACCTAGTTGATGAACTTGCTGAGTCCGTTGATGAGTTGGAAACAAAACTCAACGAACAAACACAGAAAGTAATCGACACTACAGTAGAACTAGAAGGTTATAAGCGCAACACAATTATACGTGAAGCAACTCGTGACCTTGCTGAAACTCAAGTTGAAAAACTTAAGTCGCTCGTTGAAGACGTAGACTTTGGAAGTGAAGAAATCTTTGCTGAAAAAGTAAACACAGTCAAAGAGTCATATTTCAGTAAAACAATTAAAGAAGAAATTCAAGAAGAAATTGCAGAAGAAGCAGACCAAACGGTTGAAGTTTCTGATGTAATGGCATCTTATCTTTCTACAATTCGTAAAACAGCATTAAAATAAGGAAGTATCAAAATGCAACAATCATACGACACATTAATCGAAAAGTGGGCACCAGTCCTAAACGAAGGCGTGGCAATTAAAGACCATCACCGTCGTCAAGTTACTGCCGCTATCCTCGAAAACCAAGAACGCGCAATGTCAGAAGAGCGTTCAGCAATGCACGGTTTCTTAACAGAAAACGCTGCTGCTCCAGGAAACTCAACAGGTTCAGTTTCTAACTTTGACCCAGTATTAATTTCATTAGTACGACGTTCAATGCCTAACCTACTCGCATACGACGTATGTGGTGTACAACCAATGAATGGTCCAACTGGTCTTATCTTTGCTATGAAAGCAAGATATGGTTCAGGTTCAACATCTTCCGCTGAAGCATTATTCTCAGAAGCAGAAACACGCTTCTCAGGTGATTCAGGTGGAACACATGACTCAGATAACGCATCTGGTTTCAATGGTGTTGATTCACAAGGCGCTCGTTTAACTGCTCTTGCTGCTGGCGGTATGCCAACTGCAGACGCTGAAGCATTAGGCGCAACAGGCGGTTCTCCTTTCAATAAAATGGGTTTCACCATTGAGAAGCAAACTGTTACTGCTAAGTCACGTGCTTTACAGGCAGAGTATTCATTAGAACTTGCTCAAGACCTAAAAGCAATCCACGGTTTAGATGCTGAAACAGAGTTAGCAAACATATTGTCAACTGAAATCCTCGCTGAAATCAACCGCGAAGTTATCAGAACAATTAACTCACAAGCAAAAACTGGTGCACAACAATCATCTGTTGCTGCTAAAGGTATCTTTGACGTAGAAACAGATACAGACGGACGTTGGTCTGCTGAGAAGTTTAAAGGTCTCGGAGTACAAATCGACAGAGAAGCAAACGTAATTGCTAAAGAAACTCGTCGTGGTAAAGGTAACATCGTAATCTGTTCATCAGACGTTGCTACTGCACTCGCCGCTGCTGGTACTTTAGACTATTCACCTGCTATCAATAACAACCTACAGGTTGACGACACAGGTAACACTTTTGCTGGTCTATTAAACGGACGTATCAAAGTATACATCGACCCATATGCAAGCACAGACTACATGACAGTAGGTTATAAGGGTACAAACCCATATGACGCTGGCGTATTCTATTGCCCATATGTACCACTACAAATGGTAAAAGCAGTTTCTGAAAGCACTTTCGCACCGAAAATTGGTTTCAAGACTCGCTACGGTATGACTTCAAACCCATTCGTAGGTGCTACACCTGCTAACGGTTTAGCAACTGTAAAAACTAACCAGTACTATAGAATCATGAAAGTCCAAGACATAATGGTCTAGTATTACTGTTTAAAAGATTTATTCTTTTGGGGAGACTTCGGTCTCCCTTTTTTTTTGAAAAAAGTGAAATTAGTCCTTGACTTTTTAGTCTGTATCAGGTATAGTAATAATATACGAATGATAAATGAAAGGAAAAATATCATGAAAGCATACGAAGTAAAATTAAAGTTGAATACTAGAAAAGAAAATTGGAAACGATTTGAAACAGCAAGGGAAGCAGTTAAGTATATCCTTGCAGAAAGACATGCCGAAGGGTTCACGGTTGATGGTCGTACTTATGAAGATAAGTTCGAAGAGATTGAGTGGATTGGAAAAGGAAGAGTGGTGAATGTCTAAGATAGAAATTAATAAAACATACCGTATCTCTGTACCTCATAAC